GAGTAGACGTTGATGCCAACAGACGGGATGTTGGTGTGGTGCTGGTACGGCTGGACCTCGTTGAAATAGCGGCCCTCACGCACCTGGAATCGGTCGTGGCCGTTGAGCTGGATGAGCGCCGTGACGCACGGGTTGCCGCCGGCCATGCCCTCAACGCGCGTGACGGAGTAGCCAGACTCCAGGACTGACCGGTCCCACCAGTCAGAGAAGTTGAACGGCTGCTGGCCCTTCCACGGGTTGATGACGTTCGTGTCGCAGCTCGTGAAGGAGTCGCGCTGGACCACCCAGATGAGCTCCTTGCACGGGTGGTTGAAGTTCAGCTTCAGCTTGTTGGAGCTGGACGTGATGGACTCACCGCCCGTGAACTGCAGAACCTCGATCAGGTACTCGTGGGACACCTGCGCGAACTTGCGGCGCTCATCCGTGTCGAGGTAGATGTAGTCAACATACAGCGAGCACGCGACGAGGCCGGCATTGCCAACACGGGTCTGGATCGCCGTTGAGCTAGACGCCTGGGGCGTGTACGCCCAGCAGAGGTTCGTGAGGTCGTTAAACTGGAGGTTGATGCGGACCTCGTGGTACTGGAGCGCGATGAGCGGGAGCGCCAGGCCAGGGTTGCGGCAGAACCAGAACTGCAGCGGTACATACAGCGTGTACTCAGGGGAGCAGTTGAGGACCTCGTTGGAGGAGTTCGGCTCGCCACCTGAGCAGTAGTTGTCGCAAGACTCGCCGCCCTGAACCAGCAGGTTCGTGAGCTGCGGGATGTTGCCCACCATCTTGGCGTAGCCAGCCTGCTTGCCCGGCTCCTGCGTGAGCTCATTCCAGATGTGCAGCCACTGGCCATAGTGCTTGTCGATGCGCTGGCCGCCGATCTGGAGCTCGACCCAGTCGATGAGGTTGTGGCCAACCCAGTTGAGCCAACGGAACTGCGCGCCTGAGCCGTCAGAGGCCAGGAGGGACACGCTGGGGAGCGTGGCCTGGAGGTACATACGGTAGATTAAGTCACCGTTGCGCTGGATCGTGCAGGTGACCTGCTTGCCGAAGTTCGGCGCGCCGTTCCACGGGTTCTCGATGGCCTCCATCGCAAAGTTCGTGTGGCGGCGGTAGACCACCTTAAAGAAGGTGATCTGGGGATTACCCGTGAGATAGACGTCCTGTGCACCATACGCTACAAGCTGCATGAGGCCCCCTCCAGTCATTTTAGTTTATAACCTTCACTTAGAAAAAAATTTTGGCGCAAGAGAAAAAAGTCTTCTGGAATGCCTAAACGGATTCAGGAAAACTCAATAGAATTTAGTATGGGTGAACCCTACTTCAAGATAAGGCCAACAAAGCGGTCTAATCCGGAGGCTCGTACTACGCTGGATGCAATTCACCAGGTGAAAATGTCCCAGCTTCTTGAACAGAAACAGGGAGTCGACTCACTAAAGGCACAGGAAAAACAGTTAACCCAAGAAATAGAGGTATGTGAAAACATTATTGAAAGGAACTTGAAGGAGAATCGCCTGCGAGAAGTGAAGCGTGAGATTGATTCAATTGATAAGGAGGATGATTTACTAAATTATTTTTTGGAGACGGGTGATATACTCTACAAGTATTACGATATCCAGGAGAAGATTCAGAATGGAGTAGAGAGTCTTCAGAAAACCAGGAATTATGTGAAGCCGGGGAGTGTCCTCGCGGCCCTTCACGATGCGGCGGGCGAGAGCAGCGAGGTCACAACGGATCTGAAAAAGGAGATGAAGGGTGAGAATTTACAACGAGATAAACTCCTCGATAAATATCTCCAGAAGGTGGATCCTGGTCATGCGAGAAATACATCCGTCGAGGCGGAGAGTGGCTTTGGACTCTGTGATGAGTGCTCATCCGAAATGATTTTCAGTGCCAATGAGGCCATGTTTAGTTGTGCAATCTGTGGTCACCAGGAGTTTGTGCTTATGGACAGTGATAAACCGAGTTACAAGGATCCACCGCGTGAAGTGAGTTATTATGCATACAAGCGTATTAATCATTTTAATGAATGGCTCGCACAGTTCCAGGCCAAGGAGTGCACCGATATTCCTCAGGAGATCTATGACCAGATTTTACTGGAACTCAAGAAGGAGCGTATTACACAACTTGAGGGTCTGAAGCCGGCGAAGATTCGCGAGATTCTGAAGAAAATCAAGGCGAATAAATACTACGAGCATGTACCCCACATTACAAATCGTCTCAATGGCAAAAATGCCCCTGTGATGAATCGTGAGATTGAGGAGAAACTTCGGTATATGTTCAAGGAGATTCAGCCGCATTTCCAGAAGCACTGCCCTAAGGGACGCAGCAACTTCCTTTCGTATTCCTATGTTCTGTATAAATTCTGTGAACTGCTCGAACTGGATGACTATCTCCCGAATTTTCCTTTACTGAAAAATCGGGACAAACTCTATACTCAGGATAAAATCTGGCAGAAGATTTGTGAAGATTTAAATTGGGGCTTTATCCGCTCAATTTAAGTAATATCCGCCGGCATACGGAAAGACCCAGGGACGGAGTTGACCAGGGTCCTCGCCTGTCATATCGGCAATTTCACGGCGCACCATCTTCGGGTAGACATTATTGTAGTAATTGTAATCTTCCGCATTGGGTACATGACTCGTTGTCAGCTGCACCATGGTTCCAGGAGATGTGAAGAATTCACGCAGTGGGCTTATAACAGAGAGAAGGATGGCAGAGGCAAAAATCACAAGGATAAGCGCTGTATTGGAAAGACGCATTCTACTTAACCCCTACCAATTTGTGAGGCGGCCTGTTTGAGAGATGCTGCCGCAGCCATATCACCCATTGCGGCGGCCTGATTGGATTTATCTAAAAGCATCGCTTGTTGATTCATTGCTTCAGGTGACAAATTAGGAACCATTGGGCCTATTTGCGCCATTGGTGCCATTTGGCCCATTTGGCCGTAGGGGGCCCCTTGGAGTTGCATGGCAGAAGCTGCACGGTAACGATTGAATGTAGGTGACTGAATTGGCAGGAGAATTTGTGCATCAATTGGTAAAGACATTGGGGGTGTCGTTCCATAATTCTGCATTGGGCTTGCCATTCCAACTCCTGTCATTCCATAATTCTGCATTGGGCTTGCCATTCCAACTCCTGTCATTCCATAATTCTGCATTGGCATTTGCATAGAGGGTACCATAATGTCCGAGATAGGCTTCGCGGATACTTGAACAGGCGGTTGATTTGTCGGGGTATTGGGGCTCGGAATCTGATTTCCACTCGCATCCACCTCAAATCCTTCAAAATATGAACGCGATACGATTACTCCTCCAAAGAGAAGTGTACACATCAGCACGATAAGTGCAAGAGTTGTTGTTGACATACGCATTTACTATTTATCTATGGCATAGAAAAATAGTAGATTTGTTGATAGTCTTATTGCTTGGTCTATGCTCTTACTTCGTAAGCTTACCCTGAAGGGTCGCTGCGCTTACCGCGGGAAGCCTACGAGGTTCGCACCAATGCCGAAGCCAGCACCCTGGCGAGCCGTCACGCCGATGGAAGGGGAGACGAGGTCGAGCACGGCGAAAACGGCCGCGGCGACGATGGCGATGGCGACGACCTCCTGGAAGTCAATGCCCTTCCGGGGAACGAGCACGGCCGCGAGACCGACGGCGATACCCTCAATGAGATACTTGATGGCGCGATTGAGAACTTCAGCGAGATCCATTATTTATATTGGTTAGTGAGAAAATTTTTGGGCGCAGCCGGCTGCGTGGAAACCCCCTAAAGAAATATACCAGTAAGCCCTTAGAATGTCAAAGGAGGTGAACTATACGGAGAAGGAGGACTTTCTTGAGGAGGACCAGGAGATTCCTGGCCAGAAGTTCTGTCTGCTGAGTTTCCTGAGTCCGGAGAAGGTTCTGGCAAGTAAGGATTCATTTCTCTTTTCGTCTTTTGTAAAGGACTTTGAGATTCAGTACAAGACAAAGAAGCTCGAGGCCTTTCTTGCTGACACGGTTCGCTCCGTGAACTCAAAGCTCGAGGAGGAGGCGGTTAAGGCGGAGAAGACCGATCTCTCGGGTGTTGCACTCATTTGCCGTACAAGCCAGGTAAAGATGGAGACGGTGCTTGCTGACCTTGAGGGCTATGTGCGCAAGAACCAGAAGGAGATTCAGGAGACGACAATCCAGGAGGCCTATGAGGACTTTCTCTATAAGAATGGCAGCCGTCTGGAGGAGGAGTTCTATGCAAAGAACAACTTCAGGACATCCGTGCGTGGTCTCAAGATACGCGGAGTCTATGGAACTCAAGGTGAGGCCGTTGCCCGCTCCAAGAAGCTCCAGCGCAATGACACGATTCACAATGTCTTTGTGGGTGAAGTTGGCAAGTGGCTGCCGTGGGACCCGAATCCCAATGCGGTCGCTGAGCAGGAGTATGCGGAGGACCAGCTCAATACGCTCATGAAGAAGTACAAGGAGAATGAGAATGCTCGTGATACCTTTTACTCAGAGCAGCGCAAGAAGGGCGTGAAGGGCATGGCGGGTCAGCAACTACAGGTGGAGCGGCCTGAGCCTGAGGCCGCGGATGCCTCTCCTTTCACAGCGGGTGTCGGCTCCTATGCGAGCATGTTCAGTGGCCCCGCTGACCTCGCCATGGAGCGCAGGAAGGAGAAGAAGGAGGAGAAGGATGACAAGAAGGACTAGTCTGTTTACAGTTTTTTGAAAAAACATAGAACAGATATTTACGCGTAATAACCAGTCGCACCTGCAGAACTCGTCATTTCACGCGTCACAATGGGGATGCACTGGTCGCTCTGGCAGAAGGTTCCCTCGGGACACTGCGTCTCGCGCTTGCAATCGTAGTTGGAAAAGCCCTGTACAAGGCCGGGGAACATGCTGCGTAGCATAGGCATGAACATGAGTACCGCAAATAAGATAACAAGGGCACAGCCCGCAACTCCTAAACGCATCATCTTAGCCATTCTATTCAGTGTGGAGAAAGCCGCCAGGATTTCCAGGATCGGAAGGCTCAACGGGTAAAGTAGAAAAGGCCGGTAACATCGGAGTATTGTAAGAACTACAGTATCCATTCATGCAACGAGTGCCATGTACGCAAGTAGGCTTATCAACGCCGCACATCTGACCTTCACCTGCTTCAAATCCCTCGACGCGCCCTTCAACTGCATACCAGCCCATCAGTACGCATGCAAAGAGAAGTATACATAAAATTGCTATTGTGTCGCTCTTCATCTACATCTTGCGGATATTAATAGGAGGTCCCTTGAGTTTCCGTGCCGCGCTCGGGTCATACTGGTTAATATCCTCCTCATCCTTGTCGCGATAGTGCTGCTCACTGTGTTGCCAGAACTCGGGTGCTCCAATACGGAATTTCTCAGGATGCATCTCGGCCTTGTACCAGAAAATACAGTCTTCGAGTTTGTTGCTCTGTGATGTATTGTCAATCACGAGACACTCGTAGTTCTGCGTACACTGGTCCATGACCTGACAGAAGAATTCAAAGGAGGGAAAGGCCGACCCGTAGTTATCATAGATGCGCTTGCGGTTGGAGGCGTAGGGCTCACGGAGAATGAAAACATAGTCTACATTGGTTCGGAGTGCCGGCTGAATACCGAGAGGGTACTGCATCGTAATCAAGAAGAAGACCTTGAGCCAACGACCGTTCATGAAGAGATACTTAATATTCT